CCAGATCCAATTTACAGAACCTCCAACTATCGGATCTGAGTTTATCGGATACTATGTCGGTAAGTTACGCCAGTTGGACGACATTAGTTTTGAATTTGATTCACTTCGTTCGTCCTTCAACCTTAAATACCTCGGAGGATTCTACTCTCTAACCTTGACAGAAGGTGTTTCATCTAACACTATTCTTCCAGAAAATAATATCATCTGTTCATTGAACGGTGTTATACAGGAACCTGGAATTGGTTATGAACTTGTTGGTTCAAGAATAATCTTTGCTGAAACTCCTCGTGCAGGATCTACATTCGTAGCATTCTCATACATTGGTTCTGACGCTGACGTTATCGCAGCGACTGTGGTACCACCTATTGAAGCGGGCGATGTCCTAGAAATTGAAGGAGAAGGTTCTCCTCGTGAAGTTGCGTTGATCGAATCTTCAAACTCCTTAATTACTTTCGAGTACACAGGAACTGTTAAAGGTCGTGACGCAGCAGCGTTAGCAACTGTTAAATCTGGTGAAATTACTAAGGCAATAATCACTACCCCTGGTGATGGTTATAGCGCACGTCCAAACGTTGATGTTATATCATCTACTGGATTTGATGGACGTATTCGTGCCTTGATGGGTATATCAAGTGTTGTTGTTAAGAACGCTGGTATCGGTTATACATTACCTGTCGTTGAAGTAGAGACAACTGTTGATGATGATTTTGTCGCACCTACTGGTGGTGGTGTTAACGGTGGATTTGACACATATCTCGGACAAGGTACAGACGCAGATGGTAACCCAATCGTTATCGTCCCTGGATTTATTCAGATCATTTCAAATCCAACAAACGTAACTGTTAACCAAGGTCAGACTGCATCATTCACAGTCGATGCATCATTCAGACTTCAATCTGATAGCAGTGTAGGAACTACACCTCTCAACTATCAGTGGCAGCGTAAGCAGTATGGTGAGACATCATGGAGTAACATAACTGGATCAACATCAGCGGTTTACACATCCGCAGGTGCTGAACAGGCAGATGATAGTGATGAATTTAGAGTCGCGATTACCGCTGCGGGTGCAACACCTGTTTACTCTAACTCTGTAATCCTAACAGTACAGACTGGTGCTACTGTACTAAGTAACTTCACACCTGATCAACTCTTTCAATAAATAGAACATGAGTGGAACTGCAACATACAATTCGGGAACTAATGTTATAGACGTATCGGCAAATGGTTTGCCGACGCCTGTTCTTTATGGTACATTCCCTAATGCAAACAATCCTAGTTCTGTAACTGAACAAGATTTTGATCATGATTTTAGTTACAGAGGTGGAACATTTGGTGTTACTAGAACGTTTGATACTGCGACATATTCTCAGACAGGTTACCTAGTATCTTTACCACTTTCAGCTAACGACAATACGTTACTCGGAACTACAAATTCTGGTATGATACGTGTCGGTGATAGGATTCTATTTGTATTCGATAAGGACACTGCTAACGAACGTAAACAAGTATTCATATACAAAGGCACCACACAGACTGCTATTGCAGGAGAGTTTTGGAGAGAGACAAGTAATAACTTACAACTTATCGTAGATTTTGCCACTGATCAAACAGGTACAGTAGAATATTACGATCAAAGAAATTCTCGTGTTCTAACACCATTAGGTTCTATTGGTATAGCATCAAACGGTGTTGTATTCTTTAATCCTAGTGCTGGTGATGGTGGTAACCCTCCTGCTGGATTTAATTGGAACGCACATTATGTAAATTCTCCTGTAAGTTTTGGTGAAGATAGTTGTGGTGGACATCCAGAACAGACAGGACAATATCATTATCATGACACTGAGTTTCTAGCATGCTGGAAAGCAAATGCTATCATGTCAACTTATAATGATTACTATGGTTCGTCACAGTATAATGGTGACAATCTAAGACACCCAGACGGTCACTCAAAGATGGTTGGAATAGCATTTGATGGATTCCCTATCTATGGACCCTATTTCTATTCTAGTCCTTGGAGTAATGCATCTACTGTTGCATTAGCAACCAGTTCTTATAGAGTAAAAGCAGAGGAAGTTGCAGGCAGACCGTCATATGGAACTTCACAACTCAATCCCCCTGCTGGATCTTTGATGCAGGATTGGGAGTATGCCGAAGGACTCGGTGTATTGGATTATCATAACGGTAGATTCTGCGTAACACCAGAGTATCCAAATGGCACTTATGCTTATTTCTTATCTACTGAATTAGATTCTGAATCAAATTTGATACCGATCTTCCCTTACATGGTAGGTTTTACTAGTAGGGAATCAATAGATCAACCACCAAACAACGGAGCACAGGCACCCCCTGCACCTCCATCAGGAGGAGGAGAGGCACCTCCTGCTACTATTCAGATTGGTGCACAACCAGCAAACGCAACAAGTGCTGCGAGTCAGACAGTTACATTTGTTGTTACTGCTGCTATATCACCCGAAGATGGACCCAAGTCTTATCAATGGTATAGATCAACTGACGGTGGATTCTCATTTGCTGTTCTTACTGGTGCAACCAGTAATTCATATTCATTCACTGCATTATCTTACATGACAGGATATAAATTCCGTTGTGTAATTGCAGGACCGATTGGTGGAGTTGCAGCACAAAACTCTCCTTTAACAACTGAAATTGCTACATTAACTGTTACTGGTGTTGGTGGTGGAACTGCCGAAGACTTCTCTTCAACTAACTTAAAGTTGGATAGCACACAAGTTTCCTTCGACGCCACATAAATAAAACTGTACAAACTGTAAAAAGATGGCTAAACAGACGATTGGTATTGGTTCTTCCGCTAATGATGGCACAGGTGATACCCTGCGTGATGGTGCTATCAAGGCGAATTCCAATTTCACAGAAATTTACGACAAACTAGGGGACACTACGAATGTCCTTATTGACATTGGTGCTGGAATCACTGAGGGACAAGTTCTTAAATGGACAACATCTCCATCTCCTGCATTTAGAGGATCTGATTATAATCTATTAAGTAGTAATTTAGATACGAATGGAAATGATATTGTTTCAGATGGCACAGATGGGATAACAATACATCAAACTGGAACTGGTCCAATCAGTTTTAGAGCAGGAGGTTCTGGATCAGCATATACATTTATTGATGGAACTACTGGATATCTAAACTGGTATGCTCCATATGCAACAGAAGCAGACCTTCCTAGTGCAACAAACCAACATGGTATGTTTGCACATGTACATGGTACAGGTAAAGGTTACTTCGCTCATGCTGCTGCATGGGTTCCTCTTGTTGATGAAACCAGCAGCATTAGTGTTCTTGCTGACGTTGATACAACTGTTAACGGTGGTCCTTCTGATGGACAGGTTCTTAAATGGGTTGCTGCTAATAGTAAGTGGGAACCAGCAAATGACCAACAGTCTGGTGGAGGTGGTGGTGGAACCACACAAAACTTATTTGAGACTGTTGATGCTGACACAGGATCAACAACTGCGTCCGCTGCAAACGATACTTTAATTATTGCTGGTGGTACAAATATCTCAACTGCACTTGTAGGAGATACATTAACTATTAATATGACAGGTGCACTGGGTGCTGCTGATCAAAACGTATTTGTAACACTAGGTGCTGACAACGCAAATATATCTGCAACGACAACAACTGATACCTTAACATTCACAGGTGGAACTGGAATCACCACAAACGCAAACGCTGGTGCTATTACATTTACCAATGACTCACCTAACGTAATACAGAATGTTATTAAAACTATTGCTGCATCAACTGGGTCTTATACTGGTGTTGCTGCTGACTCAACTATGAACATAGTTGGTGGAACAGGTATTACAACTGCGGTTTCAAGTAACACTTTAACAATTACAAACACTGTTGCTCTACCAAGTGCGTCAGAGGGACAATCATTATTCAAAGGTGCTAGTGCATATGAAGCAGCAGCATCACCTGTATTGAGTTATGCGTTCACATCAGATGGCACATCAAACAACTATTTGGTTAACGGTCCTGGGCTGAGCAATGGTAGTGATTCAACAATCTATGTGTACAGAGGATTCACATATAGATTTGATAATCAAACTGGATCAGGTCATCCATTAGAACTTAGAGTTTCCGATGGTGGTTCAGCAATAACTGGAACTACTGGATCTATTAACGATCAACAATTCTGGACAGTGCCACAAACACTTGCTGCTGGTACAACATATGTTTATCAGTGCACAATTCACGGTAACATGAAAGGAGACATCGTAGTAGTATAATGCCAAGAACAGTACCTGGAAGCGGAGCATCAATTCAACCTGTATTCAATAGTGTGTACGGTGTGAAGGATGTTATTGTGACTGCCCCTGGGTCAGGTTACAGTGCTTCCGATCCCCCTAAATTAAGTATTGGTAACTGTGGTACTCCTATTAGGGATGCTGTATTGAGAGCAAATATTGCTGACAATGGTGAAATTCTTTCAGTGGATGTTATAGATCCAGGTGAAGGATACAACCCACTAAGACTTCTTATTGAATCAGATGAAGCAAATGTTGTGCAGGCAAATGCTAATATTATATTGAATGAAAATGATATAGTAGATCAACAAGGAACTGTATTACAACCCGCTGGTTCTATCAGTTATATCCAAGTCACACAACCTGGCGATGGTTACTTCTCAGCAAGTGCTAGATTAGAAGGTGGTGGTGGATCTGGTGCTGAACTTATTCCTACTGTTGGACAGGTAACTGGTCTTGCTGTTGAGAACAATGGTAGATCATATACTGCTGAGGATATCACTGTTGTTATATCTGGTGGTGGTGGACAAAACGCTACTGGTGTTTGTGAGGTAAATCAGTTTGGTACTATTGAAAGTATAGGAGTATCAAATCCTGGTGAGTTCTTTGAGACACCTCCACTTATTCAACTTATTGGTGGTGGTGGATCTGGTGCTCAGGCAGAGGCAGAAATAAATCTTGGTAAGATTACTGCAATTAATGTATTGAATCCTGGTGGTGGATATACATCTCCCCCTAGTGTAATCTTTACAAGAGACACTAACTTAATACGTACTCAAAGAAATAGAACATCATTAGTATCTTCCTTCTTCGAGATAACTGCATTAATTAGAGATGCTACTCCAACTGATACAACAGTATATGTCGAGACAACTGCTGCTTTCCCTGGATCTGGTAAGTTTCAAATTGGTAGAGAGATTGTTAGATATACAGGTAAGACTGGTATATCATTTACTGGATGTGACAGAGGTATTAACTTCCGTTATGACCAGCGTGTAATTCTTGATAATCTTGCTGATGATCCTTCAACAGGTATTTCTCGTTATAACTTTACTGTATCTGACCGTGTTAGAAGAGTTCAAGAAGACAAAACTAACAAGGTTTCTATCGTATATGACTGGCGTCCAGAGACAAGAGAACTATTCCTTATATTCCAAGTTGACGAATTAGCATTCATTGATGGTGGTAGATCTAATGAAAGAACTGCTGTAATCCAATTCATTGGTGGTACTGCGTCATCTACTGAGACAGGTGAAGCACCACACGTTCTTATTGATGATGAGACATCTTCTATTGTTACATTCGAGAGTCCTCTTGGTGTATTAGAAGGAAAGAGATTTGAAGATGATGATGAACTATCAGGTCTTGGTGATGGTATACCTGATCTAGTAAATACTGGTACAGATTATGAAAATGAAATTAGTCTTGATGGTGGTGTAGCATCGTCACTATATGGTATTGAAGAAACTGTTGGTGGACAGAATACTACACTGTTCCAGCAAGCAGACACCTTATATGATTCAAGTTTAGTTCCTTTAACTGCATCCGTATCACTTGCTGGTGCACTGGACGATGGTGTTGAACATCAATCACAATCGACTATTAAACTAAAATCTCTATCTGGAAACTATCTAGTTGGAGAGACAGTAACTGGTTCAACAACCAGTGTTACTGGGATTGTAGTTGCCCAACAATCTGCTGCTGATGCATTTGGATTTGTATATCTACAAGTAAGAACTATCACTAACTCAGGGGCAAATTACAAATTTACAACTTCCGATACGCTAAATGGAGGCACTTCTGGTGCGTCTGGTGTGTTCGTATCGCAAGAGTATACTAACCTTGTCAAAAAAGAACAAGAGTAACCACTATAAATAAAAGGAAGGTAAACTAAACCATGGCACTTCTCACCGACCAATTTAGAATATTTACTGCTAAAAGATTCATTAAGTCTTTGGAGGGTGCTGATGCGACTCAATCCGATTTAGCAGCAGGATCCAATAGAGACCGTTTATACGTCTTTATAGGTAGACCCCAAGAATGGGATAACGAAAACGCACCACCAACTCCTGTGGATTCATTCCAAGAGTTTAGTGATACGTTTGCTGATATGATTTCATTGAAGCGAGTTCTAGCAAACGATACAATTCAAGTTGTAAGACGTATTGACTGGACACCACCAGAGCAAACCACTGGTGGACTTGGATATGTATATGACATGTATCGTCATGATTATAGTTCAACCAAGACTGCATCTTCTGGTGCGACCAAGTTATATGACGCAGATTTCTACGTTGTAAACTCACAGTATCAGACATACAAGTGCATCTATAACGGTACATCACCCAGTGACCCCAACGGTAAACCTTCTACTGTTGAACCTACTGGTACATCTACATCTATTATTACAACTTCTGATGGTTATCGTTGGAAGTATTTGTACACGATTCCTGTTGGTCAGGTTTTAAAGTTCTTCTCGAACGATTATATGCCTGTGCTTTCAGACGTTGCTGTTACAGGTGACGCTGTTGGTGGAGAGATTGATAGTGTTGTTATCCAAGCATCTGGTACTGGATATAACAACGGTACATATGAAAACGTACCGATCAAAGGTGACGGAGTTGGTGGTAGAGTTTCACTTGTTGTTGATGGTGGTAAGGTTGTATCCGCTACTGTAACATCTGGTGGTTCTGGTTACACCTTCGGTAAGATTATCATTGATGAGGTTAATGGTATTGGTGCTGGTACAGGTACTGGTGCTGCTATTGACGTTATCATTCCCCCAGATTTGGGTCATGGTTCTGATCCTACCAAAGAACTTGGTGGTTACAGAGTTATGATCAACACGAAGTTCACTTATGATGAAGGATCAGGTGACTTCCCAACTGATAACGATTACCGTCGTATCGGTCTTGTTATAAACCCAAACCAGTATGGTACGACAGAACTGACATCTGCTATTACGTTGTCTGCTACTCGTGCTGTTATCTTCTCACCTACCTTTACAGGTACGTTCTCAACTGATGAAATTATCACACAGTCAAGAACAGTAGGTGGACAACAGGTAACTGCAAGAGGTCGTGTAATATCATGGAACACTACAACCAAAGTTTTGAAGTATTATCAAAACAGAATTGACGGTGTGTTCCCAGAAATTACTGGTAACCTAACAGAATTTGAAGGAGGTAACCCTGTAACAGGTGCTACTTCTGGTACATCCGCTGACCCTGATATCAACTTCCCAGTTGTATCTGGTGTCTCGACCCGAGTCATTAACAACACTGAATACGACTTAGGTATGTCCTTTACTAATGGTTATGCGAAACCAGAGATTGACCCTAACTCAGGAGAGATCATCTACATAGATAACAGAGGAGCAATCTCTCGTGCTGGTGACCAAATTGAAGATATTAAAATTGTAATCGAGTTCTAAGATGCCACAGAATACCAATCTGAATATATCTCCTTATTTTGACGACTTTGATAAGGACAAAAACTTTTATAGAGTTCTCTTTCGACCAGGATTTCCAATCCAAGCGAGAGAACTTACCACTATGCAATCTATTTTGCAGAACCAAGTGGAAGCAATGGGATCACACCTCTTCAAAGAAGGTGCAATGGTCATCCCAGGTCAAGTTGGATACGATCTTAATGTAGATTGTTTAATCATCCAGCAGTCATTCTTAGGAGTAGACGTAGAGACATATCGTACACAGTTAAATGGAAAAATTGTAGAGGGTCTTACCACTGGCATCAAGGCAAAGATTCTTTTCTCTATTCCAGCAACAACAAGTACAAGAGGATATATCACATTCTATATTAAGTATGTTGAGTCAGGAGACACAACATCTACTGCTAGTGTTAAGAAGTTCCAAGATAATGAACAGTTGATATGTGAGAACGAGATAACTTTCGGTAACAGTTTGATCGAAGTTGGATCACCATTTTCACAATTACTTCCAGTAAACTCTACTGACATTGGATCTGCTGCATATATCAGTGAGGGCGTGTACTTCATTAGAGGTCACTTTGTAGATATTCCTACTGAATACATTATATTAGAACAGTATGATAACAACCCATCATACAGAGTTGGTTTTGATGTATCAGAATCTATCATCACGCCAGAAGACGATCCATCATTAACAGATAATGCTATTGGTTCATCTAACTACTCTGCCCCTGGTGCACATAGATTTAGAATCAAGACACAGTTAGTCAAGAAACCTATCAATGATGATACTGATAAGAACTTCATTGAACTTCTTCGTATCAGAAATTCTACTGTTGAAAACTTTGTTGATAGTTCATCATACAACGAGATTGAGAAATCTATTGCTCGTCGTACATTTGAAACACATGGTGACTATGTTGTTAACTCATTCGAGGTTCGTGCAAGAGAACATTTAAACGATCAGTTTAACAATGGTGTATATCTTCCAGGAACTTCATCATCTGCTGACCAAGTTGCTAGTGAGAACTTTGCTGCACTAGAAATAGGACCAGGAAAAGCATATGTAAAAGGTTATAGAACTTCTTTACTTGCATCTACATACGTTGATGCTCCCAAACCAAGAACATTTATAGGACGCCAAAACCAAATCGTTCCTGTTGACTTATCACAGTCAGTAGAAGTATATGACATCTGGGGATGGCCAAGTATAGCAGGAGAAGGTGTTACTAACTGTTATCAGGTTGTTGATCTTAGAGACAACTGGTTAGGAACTGGTGCTTCAAATGCAACACAAGGAAATAAGATTGGTAAGGCAAGAGTCTTACAATTAGAAACTGATGGAACAAGATATAACTTGTTCTTATTTGACATTCAAATGTTTACTGCAATTAACTTTGCAAGTTCACAGACTATAAATGATGGCGAGGTCATTGTAGGACGCTCCTCGGGCGCGAGAGGGTACGTTTACAGCGCATCTGGTGATGGTGCTGTAATCCATCAGGTATCTGGTGAATTCCAAATCGGTGAAGTTATTGAAAGAGATGGACG